ATGATGGATATGGACAATATGAACATGAAAATGGATCAAATGGACCGCTGCGGCCATTTAAGCATAGGGATGGAAGCGCCGGATTTTACCGCGAACACAACCTTCGGGCCGATCCGCTTTTCGGATTATCGGGGGAAATGGGTGGTGTTCTTTTCTCATCCCGGCGACTTCACGCCGGAAGATATAAGCTAGAAGAGATATTCGATTTTGATTGTCCCGTTTTTGTCGATCCATACGGTCTTTATCATGCGCTGAATCGCGTCGCGCTTTTGTGGCAATTCCAGCTTGTCAAATTCGGACAGCTGGTTTTTCAGCCAGTCGAGAGTTGCCTGGCTGATAACCGGGCGCGGCTTCTGGACTCTGGTCTTTTGGTTCAGATCGTCCAGCTGAGTTTGCAGGGCGGTAATCTTCTTTGTCAGCAGCCCGTCGACGACGGAGTTTCCCTTCCCGATGTTATCGACCAGGTTGTTGATTTGCAGTCGGATCTGTTGGGCCTGCGCGGAAGAGACGCGGTAATGATCTTCCGGTTCCGAAGGAGTTTGTTTGATGTCTACCTTGGATAAATGACGGATACACAGATCCAGAATTCCGCTTTCGAGTTCTTCGGCGGGAATAAACTTATTGTTTTCACAGACGCCGCGGGATTCCCTCCCCCGGCAATGGAAATAAGCGTAATGACGGTCCCCCCGCTGGGTAAATTTGATTCCGAAGCTGTGCCCGCATTCCTGACACTGTACAAGGCCGGTCAAAAAGGTCCTCTGGGACCGCTTTCCGGGGCTTGCGTGGTGACTGGCCAGAATTTGCTGAGCTGCAATGTACTCCTCCGATGATAAAATGGGAGGATGAATCCCCACAACGGCGGTTTGTTCTTCCGGATCCGTTTCCTGATTCCGATTTTTGTTCTTAAAAAACAGACACATCCCGTGTTCCCCATCAAAGTCTTCTAATCCGTTCGCCAGATTGTAGCCGCAGGCGGACAGATAATCATACAGCCGTTCGTCGGCGCGGCAGGGGCTGATATTTTCCAATACGCGGCGCAGGGCGTGGTTTGTCCACAGGTTCCCTTTTGCGGTTTTGATACCCTCACGGTTTAGCTCATGACAAATGCTGACCATGCTGCTGTGAGACGTAAACATACGGAAGATCCGCTGAAGGACCGGAGCCTGTTCGTTCGGGGTCAGGACGGAAACTTTTTTGCCGTCAAGGGGGATCCGTTTCCGGTCGTAACCAAACGGCGTATTCCCGCCCATGAAAAGGCCGAAGGCGGAGCGGTAGCGGTAGTTGTCTGAAATTCGTGTGGAGATTGTTTCACGTTCCAGCTGCGCGAATACCATGACAATATAAATCATGGCCCGGCCCATTGGAGTCGAAGTATCGAACTGCTCGGTCGCGGACATATATTTGACGCCGTATTTTTCAAACAGGCTGAGCAAATTTGCGAAGTCGATAATGTTACGGCTGATACGATCCAGGCGGTAGGATACAACGGCAGTGATTTTTCCTTCCTTGATGTCCTGGATCATGCGCTCGAATTCCGGCCGTTTTGTGTTCTTGCCGGAGTATCCCACGTCGGAATAGGTCTGGGCGTCTTCCTGTGCCAGCCGGCGGCACTGTTCGATTTGCGCGTCAATGGATACGCTGTCGGGCCGTTCAATGGACTGGCGGGCGTATATGGCGATCATAGTGTTCCTCCATATGAGATCACCCTCTCAGACGACGCTGAAAGGGTGGCTTTTCGTTTGTTTTAGATTTTCCATTTATGCCCGCAGTCTTGGCAAACTGCATATGTTATATTTTTTGATTTTCTGCCGCGCAGCAGCATAAACAACGCAATCCAGCCAATCACGGGAATACATAAAAGAATGATGTACAGTAGCACTGTAAGGCAACCTCTTTTTTGTGTTTCTGCAACAACCTGAGTATTGACGTTTTCACTTCCGCATTTTTGGCATTTCATTTGAACCTACCCCCATATTCCCATCATTTCATTAAAGATAACGCTGCAATACTTGAACTATTTCGTTTGAGTGGTCCGCAATCTGATAGATGGTCTCAAGTTCTATTTTTACTTCCTTTTTATTTTCATCCGGAAGAATTAAATATTTATGGGAACCTCGAAATACAAAACGGCAAATCCATTTTGTGGTTTTTCCTTGATACAACACGCCAAAATAATTGATGGTGTCTTTATAGGAAATATCTGAAAGTGAAACGGTATCTTTCAGAATCATTTTGACGATCACGAAGGCTTCCAGTTCTTCCTCGGTTGTTACAATTTTGCTTTCAGGAACAGCTGGTTCTGATTCCGGTTCTTCCTCCGGTTCTTCCACATGGGCATCGGATGGAGAGTCCGTATTTACTCCAAGAGCTGACTTGATTTTATCGCTCATCAATTCATTGATATAACCATTTAATGCCTTCTTCAAGACGGGACGGAATTTTTCCATGATCGCCTGCGTTTTTACTCCAGAATAGACCGGAGTTAGAAATAAGCGCAGAAAATCATCCGATGGATTTTGAAGCTCGGTAGCAAAGACCTTTTGAAATTCGTGAGAATATTTTAATTCAGAGGCCGTATCGAAAATATCAGAGACGTTGAAAGTGGATTTGTGAAATTTTTTCAGCTCTGCGACCTGGCCGTCTTTAATGTCGAGGATATTAATTTCCAAAAAAGGAACCTCGTCCATTTTATTCGGTTCTTCTAAGTCGGTATAGAACCGGTAGATCATGCCGTTTGTCAAAATAGCAAACTTTGCTTTTGTCGTACCAAAATAACGGAAAAGCTGAGAATCATGCTTCTCCAGCGGTTCACCAATCCATTTACATTCGATAAGAATGACAGGTTCACCCTCCGAGAGAATTGCATAATCGACTTTTTCACCCTTTTTAATGCCAACGTCTGCCGTAAATTCGGGGACGAATTCCGCCGGATTAAACACGTCATAGCCTAAAAGCGAGAAAAAGGGCATGATAATGGATGTCTTGGTCGCTTCTTCCGTTTGGACGGAGTCTTTCATGCTTTCAACGCGTTTTGAGAATTGCTTGATCTGATCGATAAAATCCATATTTACACCCCTCGAATCACACGGATTGACAGAATATGACAAACCCGTGTATAATATTCTCAAGAGGCATTAGACAGACGCTTCTTATGGCAGTGCCGTCCGCTGTTCGCACCAGCGGGCGGCTTTTTTTATAAAAACCAGTTGACTTTTCCGGAGATAGAGTTAAAATAAGAATATCGCTACTGAACACTTGTTCGACTTGTTACGGAATGCGGATGGATGCGAGGGTGAATGAATGGATGCGGAGTATGAGCCGGAATTTACCGCTCTGTTAAACCGTGCAAACAGCGAATCCTTAAACCTGGAAAAAGCATTTATTGTTTCCCTTGATGCTCGACCAGATAGCGAAGGTAGTCAAGCGCCTGCTTCTTCTTGTCCGTCGGTAGCTTTTTGAAAAGCTCTATGTTATCTTCCAACAGCCTGTCACGATCTGTGACGGGCTCTTTTTTTTGCTTGCTGCTCGAGTCGTTGCCCAGAAGAAAATCTATTGTAACATCAAAATAATTTGCGAATTTTATAAGAGTTTCATTGTCAGGCTGACGCTTACCGGTCTCATATTGACTGATCGTACTTTCTGCTAACCCGAAGAAATTGCCTAACTGCTTCATGGTTAGGCCTTTTTCTCGTCTGAGTTCACGTAACCTGTTCATTTTTATCACTCCACGGACATTATAAACTTTACATTTAGTAAAGTACATACAACTTCACAAAAAGAGTAGAATTAGCTTGACAAATCGAGAAGTAGCGGCTATTATAATATTGTACTTCACAAATTGAATAGAAAAGAGGTGCGAGAGTGAGGACTTATCTTAAGAAACTGCGTTGTGACAGAAAATTTACACAACAGGATATAGCCGATGAACTTGGCGTTTCGTTAAGTTACTATAACTCAATCGAAAATGGAAATCGCCAGAAGAATATGGAACTGCTCATGGCAAAGCGCCTTTCGGACGTTCTCCATGTGCCGGTTGAATTTATTATCACGGAAGAAGAAAAACTCGCGCAGAAAAGCGCGTGAGGAGGGAGCATATATGACCGAAAAGCTCGATATGGAAAAGCTGCAGAAGCTGGTTTATTACGTCAACAACGCGAAAATGTCCGGCCCACAGCGGGAGCAGATCAACCGCGCGGTGATCGTCGGAATTCTCCACGGGGAGATTGACACGGACATGATATTCCGCATCGAGGATGTTCAGGAGACAAGCGTCAGCCGCTTCTTGGATTCGGATTTCTTGGCGGAGCGATGTTTGGCAAACGACTGGATTCAGGCGACGGAGCTGTATGAGCTCTATAACCGGTGGTGCGACGCGAACGGGATCAAGCCGGAATCCCTGACAACCTTCGGCCGGAACCTGAAAGACATGGACGTTTCCTTTAAGAAGAAAGCGGACGGGAATTACTATCGGCTGGATTCGGAACCGGATCAGGCCTCCGCTTTATCCTAATTATCCCACGGAAAGGAGGATAATTCCATGCAGTCGGAATACCGAAATATCTATCAAATTGCCCGCGAAAGTGCCGGAATCACGCAGGAAAAGGCCGCGGAGCTGGTCGATGTGTCCGTTGAAAGCCTTCGGGCCTATGAATCCGGCAGGAGGTACCCGCCGAACGACGCGGTAATAAGGATGATTGAGGTTTACGGAACCCAGTATCTCGCCTATCAGCACTTGCGAAACAGCGCGGAAATCGGTCGCCAGATTTTACCGGAAATCGAACTGAAAGACCTCCCCGCGGCGTTTCTGAACGTGCTCAATGAGGTTAACGCGTTCCTCAAGGAACGGGACCGCATGATTGACATTACCTGCGACGGAATTATATCGGAAGCGGAACGGCCGGAGTGGGACCGCATCATGCAGGAGATGGACCGGCTTTCCGCGTCGATTATGGCGCTGAAATATGCCCGTACGAAGCCGGACGAAAAAACCGGAAAGTAGTACAAACACAGGCGCATAGATTATAGTGAGGAGATGATGCCATTGGCGGGAAAGCGAAAAGTCGGCAAGCTGCGCTTTGAGGAAATCGTTCCGGAGCTGGATCCGGAGGAGCGGGCGCGGCGGATTGAGACGTTTATCAATGTGCTGGCAACAGCGAATAAGGTGCCGGGGTACCAAGGCTGCCGGTATTACCCCGACAAGGGGTACGGTGAAGTTTTCATTTCGCCCTGAGTTCAAAATGACAGGACGTTAAAACCGAAAAAGGGGGACAGGCCAATGACAGCAAGATGCCGCGTCTGCGGTTCGTACTGGATAATCAGCGTCAATCAAAAAATCCCGAAGATAGGCTATGTCTGCCCTCATTGTGAAATTCGGGGCGGGTCAACGCCTAAAAAGAAAGGAAGGAAACAGAATGAACCGAACGGAACAGACGGTCCGGATTTTAAGAAACACCATTCAGCACATCGAGTATGCCGAGACCATTGAACGCGCGGAATCCCTGGCGAATATGATTCGGGGCTTTATGATTGGAAGCCGCCTGATTTGTGTCATCAGCGCGGGGCAGCTTCGCAAAATCAGTTCGGAGCTTGAATCAACCATTTCAGACGTGAAAAAGCGCATAAAAGAAACCGCCGGCGGCGCTGCAAACACCGAGGGCGGTCTTGGAAAAATGGGAATTAAGATCAATGCCAGTATAACCGTTTTAGCTTCCGGTGTCAATTATGCCGGGAGGCGCCCATGATGCGGCAGCCGCCCTGCTATGGGTGTTCAGACCGCGCCCTGGGGTGTCATTCGGATTGCCCTCGTTGGGTTGAGTGGAAGGAACAGGAACACCGTGTTCAGGAAGCTGTTCGGAAGGCAAAGGGGACGGAACAGGCTTTTCAGGAAATCAGCTGTAAGCGGAGCCGAAAAATCCTCAAACAGGCCGTACATAATCGCACCCGCGGCCGGCGCGCGTACTGATTGGAGGGAAACAAATGTATTCACTGACGGTGATGATGGGCCGCCTGGTCGCGGACCCGGAGCTCAGGCACACGCCGAACGGCGTCGCGGTGTCGACGTTCCGGATCGCGGTCGACCGGCCGTATAAGGTCGAAGGAAAGGAAAAGGCCGATTTCTTTGATGTGATCGCATGGAGAAACCGCGGCGAGTTCGTCACGAAATATTTCAAGAAGGGCAAGCCGATCCTTGTCCAGGGCCATTTTGAAAACAGAACCTATACGGATAAAGACGGAATCAAGCGCTGGGTGTCGGAGCTGATTGCGGACGATGTTCGGTTCGCGGGCGACAGCGCCGGAAAAGGCGGGACAAAATCTCTTCCGGATCCGCCTCCGGAGCGTTCCGGCGATTGCTCCGGGAGTGCGATTGATTCGATTCCGGAAGGGGAAAGCGCTCCGATGCCGACCGACGACGATCTGCCGTTTTAAATATGCTTGAGCTAAATCATTTTTACAACATGGACTGCATGGATGGCATGAAGCGGTTTCCGGAAAAATATTTTGAACTTGCGATTGTGGATCCCCCTTACTTCGATGGTCCGAACAAGCGCGGCTATTACGGCAAGAAGATCAACACCCTCAATATCCGGCGTGTAGATTACCCGAAAATTCAATCATGGGATTTACCTACAGAAAAATATTTCGAAGAACTCGTTCGGGTTTCAAAAAATCAAATCGTATGGGGATGCAATTACTTTCATCATCAGTTCGGCCCTGGTCGGATTGTTTGGGACAAGTGCAATGGCGAATCCAGCTTTTCCGATTGTGAAATTGCATATTGCAGTCTGCATGACAGCGTAAGACTTTTTCGGTATATGTGGAATGGCATGATGCAGGGAAAATCCATATCGGAGGGATGGATTCAGCAGGGAAACAAACAGAAAAATGAAGTGCGGATTCACCCTTGCCAAAAGCCGATTGCTCTCTACGATTGGATCCTTACAACCTACGCGAAACCGGGGTGGAAGATACTTGATACCCACGTCGGAAGCGCTTCAAGTCTGATTTCTTGTTTCAATAACGGCTTTGACTACGTTGGATTTGAAATTGACCCTGTAATTTATCAGCTCGCCAGTGACCGCGTCGAGACAATGATGGCACAGCAATCGTTTTTCAGGAGGAATGCATTTTGAAGAATAACGATTATTTGAAAGGTAACCGTCAAAATCGGTGGGAAATACACTATTGCAAGCATATCGACGTGCTGATTGTCCGGAACGGGTTCGGTGAAACGGTTGGCGTTTATGACGCGAAGCAGCTGGCGGAAAAATGGTTCGCGGCGGGCTCTGATATGTTTTTTGCCCTTTATGGGTTTAACTGGATTCCCCCTGTCTGGATGCAGGACCGCGTCCGGGGCGGCAGGAAAGGGCGTGGCCGTTATGGATCGTAATGAGCTGATACTTCAGCTGCGGTGCTACGGAAATATGGATGATGTGTCCGGCTGGACCGATGAGCAGATGAAGAAAATGCTTGATGGATACCAGAAAAAAAGACAGGCTGTTCTGTATAGTAAGGTTTGCCCTTATTTTACTGGCGTCCGAAAATATGATGATTTTCGTCAGTGGATTATTGGCTGCAGCAGAAGAAAAGGCTGCGACGTAACGCCTCTTGAGACGAGAAAATGGGCTTGTGAGTGCGCGCAGCGTTGCTTTTTCTTCAAAACAGAAACCAGGGATTATTGGAATACTCCCTTGGGATGCCGGTTTTATTCGGAGGCCCAGAAAGAGAGGAAAGCGTTGAAACAGACCTATATTTGCAAATGCGGAAAGACGTTTGAAAAAGATACGACCGCCGATACGACGGGGTACCGTCTGGGCGGTGATTTTGGAGCAAAACATGAGTGTTTCGGCTGCCCGTTTGTGGTTTCGCTTCATGGAGTACCATATGAAAAAATTATCGGCTATGAATGTCGCGCGAGCCGGAAAATTAATTACCGCACAACCGCCGATCTGCCGCGGACCCGTGACAGCTTTCACGTCGGCCGAATTCATACGCTTGACCTCGATTTTGCCCGTGAAATCTGGAACTATTCCCGCAATCTTCCCGGATTGGATGATTCCGCGAAAGAAATGGACAAGCGCGGGGTCTGTTACGGGTCGGACGGCCGGTATTGTTTGTCACTGTATTTCAGTAAGACGAAAGCGGGCGTCGCCTCGCTTGCGGCTATTTCGGACCGCTTTTTTGAGGGAAAACCGGAGCGCCCGGATGTGACGGAGGAGCAGGAAAAACAGCGTGTGCTGGAAATGATCCGGAAAGCAAAGAAATCGGCAAAGAAACCCGGTGCGGCGCTGACTCCGTCCGGTGATTCCGCTGCCGCGCCCCGTCCGATCGAACGGATTACGATGGAAATCAATTTCTATAAGGCTCAAACGGCACAGAATATTATCGAGATCGGGAAGCGTCTGATCGAAGCAAAACAGCAGCTTCCGCATGGAGAATGGCTTCCGTGGCTGCGGGATCAGATCCAGTTTTCGGAGGTATCGGCTCAACGGTTTATGCGGATCGCGCAGGAATTCTCAAATACGTCAACGGTGACGGATTTGCCCTATACAAAATTACTTGCCTTGCTCCAGGTCCCGGAGGACGACAGGGACGATTTTATCCAGACGACGCACCTGGTAAAGGGTGAGGAAAAGACCGTTTCAGAAATGTCGAAGCGTGAGCTGGAACAGGCAATCAAAGAGCGCGACGAGGCGCGGAATGCGGCGGCTCAGGCCAGAGAACGGGAATCGAAAGCCGATAGAGAAGCGGCTGCCGCCCGGGAGAAAAGCCGTCAGGAATACAAAAATTACATGGATGCTTTAGTAAAACTGGAAAAGACGAACGAGAGTTTGCAGATTGCCCGAAGCCAGAAACAGCTCGACCTTCAGAAAATCACGGAATTGGAGGACACGGTTAAGGAACTGGAATCCCGGCCGATTGAAGTTGCCGTTCAGGAACCCGGCGAAGATATAAAAAAAGTCCTTCGTGCTGAGGGCGCTGCGGACGCCAGCCTGAGATATGAAAAAGAACTTGCGGCAGCTCAGCGCAAGCTGGAAGAAGCAAAGGCTCAGGCCCGGCAACAGGCTGGATTGGAGCGGGACGATACGATGATTTCCGCGGGTCGTTTTCTTGATCTGCTCGATTCCGGATACGAAAACTTTTTGATGATCCTGAATTTATCTTCCGCAGACGTGATTGAGCAGGTTGTCAGAAAATGTGTCTCGAAGATGCGGGAAAAAATTGACGAGCTGGAAAACAAGGCGGCGCTGATCCGCAACGGAGCCCTGATGGACCAGGAGTTTTCACTGCCGCCGGCGGATGGACGGGAGGGGTAATTCATGATTTTTGGGTTGGGGAAGATCTTTGCAGCGAATGCTTTAAGAAGACATTCAAGAAAAAATACGGAGGGATAAATAGAGATGCAAACAATTATTGATGGAAAACTTTATGACACGGATACGGCGACATTGGTCGCCAGCAGCTGGCGAGAGGAAATCTTTCGTACCAGGAGAGGAAACTGGTTCAAGAGAGTCAGAGCCTTGTGCAGCGAGAATTTTGTGTTGGAAAAAATGAACGATGCAGAGGCAAAAAGGGCTGTCGGCATACTTTCGCCGAAGAGCTATGAAACATATTTCGGGAGGCCGGAAGAGGCCTGACCGGAAGGGAGGGCATAAAAATGGAGCTACGGGACCGCGCCCGGAAGATGGTAATCGTAACCGAGGCTGAATGCCGCGACGGAGTCGGGAAAGACGTTGGCAGAACAATTTTCGAGCTTGCGCTGACGGTGACCGCCGGCGATGGAAAAGGGGATGAAATCGTAAAAAGGTACATTTTTGAGGGGGTATTGCCCGATTATCTCCGGCGCGATCTGCTGAGGCTTGGGTATCTTATTGATTCGATCGAGGATTTGCAACGGATCGCCGGGGAACTGATCGGGACGGTGCTCAGGGTGTCGCTGGTAAAAGACGGCGACGCCTTGCGCGTCTATCTGGACGATTATTTCGGCCGGGACGATCCGAAAAAATATAAAGCAGTAATCAGGTGATGCAATGCAATACGACAATATACCGCAGGAACTGATCCGCCGAAAACAGTGGGTCTGTCATCGTTATCCGGACAAAAGTCCCCTTTGCCCTCGGCCCAATTTCAGGGGGGAGCTTTTCCACGCGAAGGCCGACGACAGCTCGACCTGGGGGACCTTTGACGAGGCGATTCAGGCGGTGCGCGACTACGGAGCGTCCGGAATCGGGTTTGAGCTGGGAGACGGAATCGCCGGCGTCGATATCGATCACTGCATTGACGACGGGGAGCCGTCCGATTTCGCAAAGGAATTGATCGACGGCCTGCAGAGCTACGCCGAGGTTTCGCCGAGCGGGACGGGAATTCATATTCTCTGCAAGGGAAAGCTCCCCAATCGGGACGGCCGCAAAGACCCGATGCTGGGCCTTGAAATGTACGATTCGGTTCGTTATTTCACCGTTACAGGCAATGTTTTTTGCGACGAGGACGGCTTTGCTTATCCGCTTCGGGAATGCACTGAAACGCTTGATAAAATCCATAAAAAGTATTTAACGCGTGAAAACGCGAGGCAGACGCGGTTCGGGGAATCCGCTGACGAGGATCCGCAGCCTGTGACTGTTTCTCCGAAGAGAAAGGAACTGCCTGGAAACGGTTCGACCGGGGAACAGGCGAGGGACCTTTCCGATGAGCAAATTCTCGATATTGCGTTTCGCTCCAAAAACGGGGAGGAAATGCAGCGCTTGTATCGCGGGGATTGGTCAACAAACAAATATCCGTCGCAGAGCGAGGCGGATTTTGCTTTCGCGAGCTATCTGGCCTTTTGGTTTGACTGCAATCCGGAGCGAATGGACCGTGTTTTCCGCGCGTCCGGGATGTACCGTGACAAATGGGATCGTTCCGTCGGAGGAGGCCGGACCTACGGGCAATATACGCTTTCGCGCGCGGTCAAGGGTAAGGACCGCACGTTTGTCCCGATTGACCGCCAATATCAGCGGAAAGAGATTCCGCTGCCGGAGCCGCCTCCGGAACCGCCGAAAGGGGGAGTTTCCCCTCCGTCGGATCCCGCGGAAGATCATCCTCCGGCCGGGCCTGAAATCCAGAAGGATCCTCGCCTTTACACCTACGACGACACGGGAAACGCTTATCGCTTTCGTGACGCGTACAGCAGCGAAATCAAGTACGACCACATCAACAAAATCTGGATGATCTGGAGCGGCCAGCGATGGTGCGAGGACCAGACCGGCGAAATTAAGCGCCGCGCGGACGAGCTTCTGGAGCGGATGCGAAAGGAAGCAGACCCGGGCGGGGATAATGCCGTGAACGAAACGCTGATGAAGCATATCAGGAGAACAAGGTCCAGCAAGGCGAAAAAAGCAATGATCGAGGAAACGCAGCACCTTCCGGGAATCCCGATTCTTCCGAACGAGCTGGATCGGTACAAGGACGCGCTGAACGTAAAAAACGGCATTGTTGATCTGAAAACCGGGAAGCTGCGCCCGCACGACCGCCGGCTGAAGCTGTCGCTTCTGGCGGACGTGGAGTACATAGAGGGTGCTGCCTGTCCGTTATGGCTTAAATTCCTGGAAGAGATCACCAAAGGCGACAAAGAGCTTCAGCTCTACATCCAGCGCATGGTCGGGTATTTTCTGACCGGATCGACGGCGGAGCAGTGCCTTTTCTTTCTGTACGGCACGGGCTCCAACGGAAAAAGCACGTTTGTCAATATAGTCAGCTCTCTGTTCGGGGATTACACGAAAAACGCGCAGGCCGATACTATCATGCGCGTCGACCGCGGCAATTCCTCCGCGGCCCGGTCCGATATCGCCCGCCTGAAGAGCGTCCGCCTTGTAACGACGTCGGAGCCGTCGGGCGGCTGCGTGTTGGACGAGGCCCTGGTTAAGACGATGACCGGCGAGGATGTCATCACGGCCCGGAGGCTTTACCGGGAGGAATTCCAGTTCCGGCCGGAGTTTAAAATCGTGATGGCGACCAATGTCAAGCCGATCATCAAACACAGTGATCACGGGATCTGGCGACGGGTCCGGATGCTTCCGTTTGAGGCACAGATTGCCGACGACAAAAAGGATATTCATCTCGCGGAGAAGCTGCTGGCGGAAAAGCCAGGCATTTTTCAGTGGGCGCTTCGCGGGGCCGTGGACTGGTACCGGGAGGGAATGCCAGACTGTGTGCTGGTTGACGCCGCAAACGAGGAATATCGGCGTGAAATGGATAAGATGAAACAGTTTGTCGAGGACTGCATCGTGCAGGAAAAAGGCTGTTCGATTCCGTCCGGGCGGCTTTACGGGGTTTATAGGGCCTGGTGTTCGGAACGCGGAGAACGTTATCCCGCGTCTCAAAGCAAGTTTTCTCTGGACCTTCAGGACAACTATCATTTTTTCAAGAGAAAAACCTCAAGATTCAACGAATTTGTCGATGTGACTCTGTCAGACGCCGGGACGCAGCTCGCGACGATGGCCCCCGCTACCCCCCAGTAATGGAGGGGCGTGGAACCTTGGAGGGACTTCCGGAAACTTTCCCTAGGCAAACTATAGAACAGTTTTATACGAAGTGTTCCACCTTTCCATAAGTATCCACATAATCAGAATTCATCTTCCTTTTTTAGCTTATCCGCTCTTCCATGAAGCTCCATTTCTATCCATGAGGAGGTTTTTTACAATAATGAACAATGATGAAAAGAAAAAGAAATTGAGAGAGTATTTGTTGTCTGCCGACCGGCTCAAGAAAAAATGCGATGATGCTATCCGCTGGGAAAGCCTGAGTGCCGGGCCGTCCGGAATGATTCTCAATCGCGGCGGAAAGGGGCGGCCTGATACGATCAAGGAAACCGCGATGCAGGCCAGACAGGAATGCGAGGATTTGGCGGTCGAAACCAGAAGACTGCGGCAAGAGCTGAACGACGCGCTCGCCCTGATGGAGGATAACCAGCTGAGGTCCATCATCGAGGGGCTGTATATCGACGGGATGAGCACCCGGCAGCTTCGGGAGAAAAAAAGCTATTCGGAACGGCATATGCGCCGCCTGACGAGCATGGCAATCCGGGAGCTGGACCGATGCAGCACATTCTTTTCCTAAAAGATGGCCGGAAATGTCCGGGAATGTCCGCAAATGTCCGGTTGAAATCAACACCGTTCTTGACGTATAATCATGCTCAGAGAGGTATGCTCGCATGGGCATATCTCTTTTTTCGTATTCAAATTAAAATCAGGCTGAAATTAAAGCCCGATTCCTGAATTCAAATGGACTCTGCCAGTTATCAACATCTAGTGGTTGAAAGTGTTGATAACAGCGTATTTACCACAGAATATTCCGCTTTTACATCAGGAACGCCTAGGAGGGGAGAACATTACGGGTCCTTCTGGCCCCATACCCCCGTTGCGGGTCTTGCGAGGCCCGGGGAATACCCGTTTTAAAAACGGCGGAATTACTTTGAATTTTTGAAAAGCCGAAATCCCTTGCCGCACAGGTAAAACTTGTGCAGAACGACGGGAAAGCCGCAATCGAGCCAAACGCGGCAAAAGCAGAAGCGGTTCGGCGTTTTGACGAAAAAGCGGGGTGTGCTGCTGGTGTGAATTTTGGTGTTCCGGGAATGGAAGCAAGCTGAAAAATCATCAATGGGGAAGGGGGCGCGGAGTTTGGCTGACGAGGAAAAGGTTGAACAAAAAGGAGACCTGTATTTCGAGGGCGGAACGATTATCGCGAGTACAAAGTATGCGGCGGCATATTTCGGGGTAACCCCTGCGACGCTGAGCAACTGGGTTAAGGCCGGATGCCCGAGAGCGAGACACGGATATTACGATATCAAGGCCGTAACGGAATGGAACGCGCAGAAAGAGGGAGAGCGCCTGGCGGAAGTCGCCAGAACGGACCCCGCAAAGATGTCACCGAGCCAGATGAAAACCCACTATGACGCGCTGCTGAAACAGGCCCAGCTGGAAGCGACGCAAATGAAGAACCAGATCGCCGGCGGAGAATATCTGCCGAAAACGGAAATTGTGAGTTCGCTCAGCAGGCTTTTCTCGCTGCTTCGGGCTTCCGTGATAGGCCTGGGTCATGAACTGGGAATGACGGTTGCCTCTTACATTGACGCGGATGAAGCGAGAAAAATCGACAAGCTGATCACCGACCGGGTCGAGGACGCGCTGTCGCAGATGTCGGTCGACGGAGTCTATCAACCGGGAGCTGATTTGCCGTGAAGCCGTGGGTTGTGCCGGATTGGATCCGGACCGCGCTTTTAACGCTGCGGCCTCCCGGGAAAAAGACGGTCAGCGAATGGGCCGACGAATACCGGGTGCTGTCGCTGGCGGAATCCAGTAAACCGGGACCCTGGCGGACGGATTACATGCCTTATCTGCGGGAAATTATGGACGCTTTTTCCGATCCGGAGGTCGAGGAAATCGGAGTGGTGAAAGCGACGCAGGAGGGCGGAACCGAGGCGATCCTGAACATGATGGGGTCCGCGATCTGTCAGGACCCGGGACCAATGCTGGTTGTGTACCCCCAGAAAGAACTGGCCGAGCGGATCAGCGAGCACCGGATCCGGCCGATGATCATGAACTGCAAAGAGCTGAAAAAACGGTTCGACGAAAGCAGCAAACGGCTGGATCTGAATTTTTCCGGCGGCGTCAATATCGGGATCGTCGGAGCGAATTCACCGAGCGACCTCGCCTCTTTTCCGATCCGGTATGTTTTTCTGGATGAAGAGGATAAGTATCCGGTTCAGGCCGGGAAGGAAGCGAGTCCGGCAAAGCTCGCGATGGAGCGGCAGAAAACGTACCCTGCGAACAAGAAAACGGTCAGGGTTTCGACGCCGGTTTTTGAATCCGGACCGACCTGGAAGAACTGGCTGAAGGCCGACACGCAGATGGAGTGCTTTGTGAAATGCCCGAACTGCGGCGCGAGCTGGACGTTTCAATTCCGTCAGCTGCGCTGGCCGGAAGGGAGCAGCCCGGACCAGGCAAGAAAAGAAGCGTTTTACGTCTGCGAGGAATGCGGCTGTTTAATTTCGGACGCCGAGAAAAACGAGATGGTCCGGCACTGCGAATGGAAACCGGTCAAAACCAACGGAAGCCGCCGCAGGATCGCCTTTCGGCTCAATGCTTTTTATTCTCCGCTTCTGCGGTTCGGTGACATCGCCGCGGAATTCCTGGATGACAAGGATCAGCCGGAGCTGCTGCAGAATTTTATCAATTCCTGGCTCGGGGAGCCGTTCAAAGAGGTCGAGCGCGAACTGGACGCGGACCGGCTGCTGGCGGAGCGGCAGAGCAATTTCGAAAAGCTGGTAGTCCCGCCGGGAACGGTAATGCTGACCGGCGGCGTCGACGTTCAGAGAAAATGCTTTTACTGGGTTGTCCGGGCGTGGCGCGCGAACATGACGAGCTACAACATCGCGCACGGACAGGCATTTACCTGGAATGAAATCGAGGAGGTCATGAACGCCGAATACAGGGACAAGCGAAACAGTCGCTTTCAGGTAAACCTGTGCGCGGTGGATTCCGGAGACCAGACCGACGACGTTTATGATTTCTGCGCCGTCAATCGTGAGTGGGCGGTTCCGGTCAAGGGCTCCAGCAACCGTATGATCACGAAATACCGGCCTTCGGTGATCGACCGGGACGGGATTTCCAAAGGGATGACGCTGCTGATGGTCGACACGGATTATTACAAGGACATGATCTTTTCCCGCATTTTGCGGGATGAAGAAGAGGGCGGATGGTTTGTTTTTCATGGCTGCGACCCGGAGTACGCCGAAATGATCACTGCGGAGCAGAAGGTAATTTCACGGGTGCGCGGACACCTGGTCAGTCACTGGGAGCAAAAATCGACCGGGGCCGCGAACCATTATCTTGACTGCGAAGTCTATGCCGCCTGCGCCGCGGATGTGTTCGGGATCCGGACGCTTCGGGCGAACCAGGCGAGGAGGGAACAGAGCGAAGCAGTACCGCCGGAACGGCAGCCGAATCTGATGCCGGAACCCTCCGGCATTGAGGAAAAAAGAACATACGGCGGGAAATCTTTCCGGAGGAGGCGATGGAGATGACGATTGCGGAGCTGGAAACGCGAAGAGACGGGATCCTGCAGGCAATTAAAAAAATTGAGAACGGGGCGCAGGAATACCGGATCGGGACAAGAACCGTACAGAGGGCGGACCTTGCGACGCTGTACGCGGAGTACCGGATGGTCAGCAAAGAAATTGACCTGATTGCGCGGCCCGGAACGACGGTTGCGTTCTTAAGGCGGAGGAGGTGATAAGTTGAGCCGGAAAATGAGCCTGATTAACCGGATGTTGCTGCCGATCGCGCCGAAAACCGCGTGTCGGCGGGAAGCGTGGGCTCAGTATGGAAGGAGCTTTTACTCCGCCGCGGATACGGGGCCGCGTGCCGGCGGCTGGACGCGGAGTAACCCGACCGGAGAGCAGGCGAACCAGGGGAACCGGGATCTGATCCGCGGACGGTCCCGGGACCAGGAGCGGAACAGCGATATTCTAAACGCCGAGATTCTGGCACTGGAGCGCAATGTGGTCGGTTCCGGGTTTGTCCTTCAGGCGAAGGTCCGAAACGCGGCCGATGGGGACGATGAAACGCTGAATTCACAGATTGAGGAGGCCTGGCGCGAGTGGTGCCGTCCGCAAAACTGCGAAGTTACCGGGCGCTTCAGTTTTTCGGACCTTGCGTCAATGGTGATTCGGCGACGGTATACGGACGGCGGAATCCTGATTCTGAAAGTGCTTCTCGCCGGGCGGTACCAGCTGCAGCTGCTGGAAGTCGATGATCTGGATTCGAGCGTGCAGATGTTTGACAACCACAGGGTGGTCGGCGGGATCGAGATCGACGAGTACCGCAGGCCGGTCGCTTATTTCATCAAGGTTTATGATGAGTGGGGCGTTTCGGTCAAGTCACAGCGGATCCCGGCGGACCGGGTTGTATATCTGCCATACCTGACCAGGCCGAGCCAGGTGCGCGAGATGACGCCTTTCGCCCCGGCGCTCGGACGTATCGACGATACGAACGAGCTAATTGACGCATCGATCGAAAAAGAACGGGTTTTGTCCCACCTTTCGGCGGTGGTGGAAAAGGATACCGGGATACTGACCGGGGTCGCGGGGCTGGGACGCGGCTATTACGACGCGCCGGTGGAGGCGGTTCCTGGGGCCGGCCCCGGACAGCCGCCGCCCAAAGCCGAAATATTGGAGCAGGGCACGATTACATACTTAAAACCCGGCGAAAAAATTTCCACGATCGCGCCGGCGGGAACCAGCTCCACGGTGGACCCGATCATCAAGACGACCCAGCGCATGGCAGGCAGCTCGATCGGTCTGAGCTACGAGGCGGTTTCGCGCGACATGAGCCGGTCGACCTATTCTTCCGCCCGGCAGGGGTTTCTGGAGGACAAAAGGACCTATATGCCGCAGCAGCAGTACCTGGTGGATCACCTTCTGGACGTGATTTACCCCGAGTGGCTGGACTGGGCGGTGCTGACCGGGCGGATTCCGATTCCGGACTATTTCCGGGAACCGGCTCCGTACCGGCGTCATGTGTGGATTGCCTCCGGGTGGGACTGGATCGACCCGGCCAAGGAAACGGGTGCGAACCTGACCGCGCTGCAGACCAATCAAAAAACGCTGCAGGAGATCTGTGCGGAAAAGGGCAAGGACTGGCGCGAGGTTTTGGCGCAGCGAAAGCGGGAAACGGACATGCTCCGGAAGCTGGGGCTGGACAGCGGACTCAATTCCGCGGCGGTGCCGGAGGCTCCGCCCGATCAACCGGACGATGAAAATAACGACGAGGAGGATCTCAATGATGAGGAATAACGGTCCGTTTTTAACCCGGGCGGCAGAAAACGGAAGTTCCGGAATTTTGGTTCGGCAGCAGACGCTGGAATGCCGGGCGGTGGACGGAGCGGAGAATCAGTATGAAATCTCTTTTTCGAGCGAGGAGCCTTATGTGAGGTGGGGAGTACCGGAAATTCTGGCGCACACGCCGGATGCGGTAGACTTGAGCTGTTTTAACGACGGCGGTACGGGGGTCCTGCTGTTTAACCACGGAACGGATCCGTCCTATGGCAAGGTGCCAATCGGCAAGGTGGTAAAGGCATGGCTGGACGAACCGGCACACAAATGCCGGGCGGTGATCGAAATGGACGCCGACGACCCGCAAGCCGCGCGGCTGCAGTCAAAGCTGGACAAGGGAATGCTCAGCGGCGTTTCCGTCGGTTATACCGTGGGAGCGTGGATGGAACTGCAGCCGGGACAGAAAAGTGCGGACGGGCGTTTTACCGGCCCGGCGAATATTGCGGTTCAGTGGAAAGCCTGGGAAATCAGTTTAGCGCCGATCCCCGCCGATCCAACGGTTGGGCTCGGAAGAAATATGACAATTTCAGAGGAGGTAAAAAACATGGATGAAAACACTTTGACCGGGACGGGAAGCGGCGCTTCGCAAAGCGGAGCAGCTGTCCCGGCAGCGGGACAGACCGAAGAAAGAGCACAGAGCACGGCAAAGCCGGCGGCTCCCGCGGCAGCGCCGGATCCGGTGGCGGCGGAACGGCAGAGGTCCGCTGAAATCACAACGCTGTGCCGCAGTTTCGACATGGACGACGCGGCGGCGGGGTACATCACGGCGGGAACTTCGATCGACCTGGTGCGTTCTCAAATTCTGAATCAGCTGCAGCAGCGCAATGCTCCGGTCGCTGCGGGCGCGGAAGGCGGCAACGTGAGCGTGACCCGTGACGAGGCGGATAAGTTTCGCTCCGCGGCCGCGGACGGGCTGCTGATGCGCTGCGGTGTGGCGGTTGAAGCTCCGGCGGACGGCGCGAATGAATTCCGGGGAATGAGCTTGCAGGCGATTGCGGCGGAGTGCCTTACAAGAGAAGGAGAATCCAGAGCGAACCGCATGAGCCGGGACGATCTGTTCCGCCGGTCGATGACGCCGGACAGCGCGTTCGTCGCGATCGCGGACGACGTTGCGAACCGGACGGTCCTTGCGGCGCAGCAGTTGGCCCCGACCACATTCCAGCTCTGGACCAGCACGGCAAGCCAGCCGGATTTCCGCCCGACGCACATCTATGAGATCAGCGACGGCGGGGCTTTGGAGGAAATCCCGCAGAACGGCGAATTTAAAGAAGCGAAGCTCTCCGATCAGGAGGTTGCGACCCGCCGTTTGATCACGGTCGGCAAGATGGTCAACTTTACCCGTCAGCTTTTCATCAACGATGATATCGGGCAGATCACCCGGACGCTGACCGCGTACACGCTGGCTTTCGCGCGCGGGATTAACCAGAGCGTTTATGAAATCCTGAAATCCAATCCCGCGACGCAGGACGGGAACCAGCTGTTCAGCGCGCCGCACAAAAACCTGGGAACCGGGGCAGCCCCGGGAACGGCGTCGTTTTCGGAGGCCCGCCGCCTGATGCGCCAGCAGACCGACATGGACGGAAAAACGAAGCTCAACATCGCGCCCGCTTTTGTTCTGACCGGTTCCTCGACCGAAACCAGCATTGAGGCGCTGCTCGCGTCGCTTGCCGACCCGTCCCAGAACAACGCGAACGTCGCGAACGTGTTCCGCAACAAGCTGCAGATGATCACAGACGCGGAGCTGGATGTGGACAGCGGCGCGCAGCCGTATTTCTTCGCGGCGAACCCGGCGCTGACGCCGACGATCGAAATCAGCTACTTAAACGGCAACGAAACCCCGGTCGTCGAATCCGAAGTGAGCTTCGACCATCTCGGGATCCGGTACCGGATTTACGGGGACCGCGGGATCACGTTGCTCGGGTACCGCGGACTGGTCAAAAATCCCGGCGTCGAAGCCTGACGCCGGAGAAACGGAGGAATTAACAATGGCTAATTATGTGCAGCCCGGGAAGATCATCAACTACAAAAACGACACGGGGGCGAATATCGCCTACGGGGATGTGGTGGTTCTTTCTTCCCGGATCGGCGTCGCGGAATGCGGGATTGCAAACGGGGAAATCGGCTCGGTCGGTCTGGAGGGCGTCTATGAATTCCCGGCGGAAACAACCGCAGCTTTCGCGGTCGGGCAGAAAATCTATTGGGACGACGCCAACAAACGCCTGACGGCGACGGAGGGAACGATTTTCGCCGGAATCGCGGTCGAAGCGAAAGCCTCGGCAGATGATTTCGCGCTTGTTAAGATGTAACGGAGGAGTATGATGATCAAATTATTGGTGCCGGCGATGATCGGGGGCCGGATGATCCCGGCCGGCAGGGTTACGGCAGCGCCGGAGGCTCTGGAAAAAAAGCTGATTGCAGCCGGAAACGCGCGGCGGGAGCCGGCAATGGAGAATTTGGAGTTTGAACAAGCGGTGAAAGAAGCTGAAGCGGAACTCGAAAAAAAAGAGATAGCAAAATCGGCTGAAACATCCCAAGCCGGGACGGCGGCCGAAACGGAGACTTCCGGTGAAACTGCCGCCGCTCCTGACCTGAATCTCGGCCGTTCCGGAGTGCAGGCAAAATGAGCCTGAAGGACCAGATTGCCGGTGACCTTGACCTGTTTTTTGACCTTGACGAGATGGCGGAGCCCCACACACTGACCATAGGCGGGACGGAGCGCGAAATTTCCGCGATCGTCGACGGGGACGGAGGCCAGCGGAACAGCCTGAAAGCGCCCGGAGGAGCATACGACGGCGACCTGCTGTTCTACGCAAAAACCGCAGACCTTTCCGGCGCTGTGCAAAACGCGCTGATTCAGTGGGACGGGGTCCCGTACCGCGTCGGCCCGGTCGTCGAGGAAGACGGGATATCTCAGGTGACTCTGACCGCAGGACAGGGGGGATTTTGATGGGCAATTCCGAAATCTACGCGAATACCGGACAGCTTGACAAAGTCGCGAAGCTGCTGGAGGGGTTCCCCTCCGAAGGCGGAAAAATCATGAACCGGGTGCTGCTCCGCGCGGCGGACACGGTGCGGGTCGAAACCGGACGTCAGATTCCAAAGGTCTACGGAGCGCCTCAGAAAGAAATTCGCGATGCGCTGAACGGCAAAAAACGCAAGGTTAAGACCGTAATGGGCGCGTCCGGCACCGGAAGTGTTTCTGTGGAGGTTGTGGGGCGGCCCTTGACGATCACAAGATTTCGGCATACGCCGACGGTTCCCCGGAAAGCGGCGAAGGGCAAAAAACGCCGGGCCTATACCGCGAAAGCGATGATTTTCAAAAACAACGGAATGCTCAGCGTCGGTCCGGTGATGCGGCAGGGAAAGCTGAAACCGGTTTTTCTGATGCCGGTGAAAAAAAACAATGACGGCGGCGGTCGCTATCTGTTTGCTTTCCGAAGCGGAGAGAAAAAGAACGGGCGGGAAAAACTTCATGTAATTCGCACCCTGTCCGTTCCGCAGATGGTCACCAATGAAAACGTCGGGCCGGAAATTGTGAATCGGGTGAACCAGACTGTTTTTAAGCGCCTGACCCATGAGCTTGACCGGGAATTCGGGAATTTGGGGACGAATCTGATGGAGGAGAAATGATGCTGAAAATGAACGCTTCGCCTCAGACCGCTTCTTCGCTGAAGCTGATTCAAAAGTGGTTGAGCGACCATATCGCAGCGGACGGCATGCAACTGAAACAGTCGCAGAAAGACAATAAAATCGGCAATTATGTTTTAGCCGCTCCTGCTGTACATATCGGGCTGGTTCCGCCGAATGGCGTTGTCGACCCGGCGGCGGGGCTGCGGGTTCCGTGCCTTGTGATCGGTGCTGCGGAGTCGGACAGCGACGCGGAGGAAACCCGCATTACCCTGCAGATCACGGCGATTGTTTATGATCCCGGAACGCAGGACGGGCCTGCTTCCCTGGTTCCGAACTTTGACGGGTATCTGACGCTGATCAATCTTCTTGACCGCGTTCGTGAATGGGTTATGAAGGAGGATGGAGCCGCCGGGTGTTTTTCGCTGGAGGGCGGGGTGAAGCTGACTCCCTACGAAGAACAGCCGTGGCCTTACTGGTACGGATTCCTGACGTTTACGGTTTCCGGCGAACCGTATCCCGTGACAAAATACGCCGATGTACTGAGATAAGGAAGTGAATGAAAATGAGTGATTACAGGCACGGGGCCTACGCCGACCAGCAGGCAAGCCGGGACTATACGTCCCCTTCCGCCGCCGGAACCGTCCCGGTTTATATCGGGCGGGCTCCGGTCCACCAGCTGGCGGACTATTCCGGAACGCAGAATGTCCCAATCCGGATTACCTCCTGGCTGGATGCGATGTGCAAAATCGGGTACAGCGAAAACTGGAACAATTACGATCTGTGCGAAGCGGTGTACGCGCATTTCCGGAATTCTGTAAACAGCGTCGGACCGATCATTGTCATTAACGCAATGAACCCCGACAATCACAAAAATGAAGAGCAAAAGACCGCAACGGTCAGCTTTACGCGCAAGACCGCGGTGATCAGAAATCCGGACGTGATCCTGAAAACCATTACAATCGCAAATAAAGTTTTTGGGACTGATTACAGCGCGGAATATTCCGACGACGGATTGAGCGTGATTTTAACGGATCTGACCGGCAGCATGGAAAGCGCGGAGGTTTCCTATTACGAGGCTGACCCGTCGGCGGTTACGGAGACGGACGTCGTCGCGGCGATTAACGCGGGGGTTCCCCTGGTCTACTATCATCTTTCGATCGTCCCGACGATTCTCTGTTCGCCCGGCTGGAGTACCCGCGCGAACGTCCTTGCGGCGCTAACAGGAATGCTGGACCGGATTAACGGCCACTGGTACGCGTGGCTGAACGCGGACCTTGACGCCTCGCCGGGGCAGACCTCGGAGTCGGTTTCCGCTAAAATTTCCGCCGCGATTGCAGCGAAAAAAGCGCTGGAATCCATTACCGGCGCGGGAGCGATTCTGTGGCCGATGGCTCAAAAGTCCGGACGGCTGTTTCACGCGAGCACGCTGAACACGGTGACGATGCAGTGGGTCGATTCCCAGAACGGGAATATTCCCGATGAAACCCCGAGCAACAAGCAGATTGACATTGACGGGATGTGTTTCAGCGACGGTACCGCCGTTCAATTTGACCAGACCGCGGCGAACCTGCTCAACGCCGCGGGAATTGATACAATGACCTACTGGGAGGGCGAATGGCGCATGTGGGGGCCGCACACGATGAAATATGTGTACGGAACCGAAATGGATGCGAGGGATGTTTTTGACGTCAATGTGAGAATGATGCGCTATATTGAAAACAATTTTCAGCGGCAGTACGGAGCCGATGTCGACAAGCCGATGACCAGAGGGCGGAAAGACGCGATTTTAAACGATTTTCAGGCGTGGATGGACGGATTGATTCAGGACGGCGCTCTGCTGACCGGAACGATTTTGTTTGAGGAGAGCGAAAACCCGCAGAGCGATCTTGTAGAGGGCAATTTTGTATTTTCAACGGAATTCACGAATCCGATTCCGGGGAAGAGCCTGACGAATCAGGTTCGCTGGAGCGCGAGCGGCCTGAGTTCCCTGTTTGGAGGTGTTGCTGATGCGTAAGCTCATAATCGGCGCGACCGGTGGGATAAAAGTTTTTGCCAACGGGTCGGAGCTGTCTAACGTGACCAGTATTTCGTTTCCGGAAATCGAGCTTTCGAGCGAGGAAATCTCCGGCGCGGGAATTCTGGGCAGTATCGCAATGCCGACGCCGGGACAGTTCGGGGCAATGACGACGACGGTTTCCCTTCGCGCGGCGGGAAAGGACAAAAAATACCTGCTGGCTTCTGTGGTGAATCTGGAAATCCGGCTGGGCGCGAATTTCAGGGCGAGCGATGGAACCCTGTATGTCGCCGGAACGCGGATTTACGTTCGGGGCAACCCGATCAAGGTTGCGAACGGCAGTGGCGAAATCGGCAAAACAAGGGACGAAAGCGTCGATTATTCGACGACCCGGTACCGCGAGGTCGTGGACGGGGAGGAAACGCTGCTGATTGACCAGATCGCCGGAATTTACCGTGTCGGGGGCGAAAATATGCTTGCCGGGCTGAATTCCGCGCTGGGCTGATAGGAGGAAAAATGAAAAAGACGGATGGACCCGAAGAAATGAACGAAATTGCCGGAATGGGCGACCTTGGCGATGAACGGACGGTGATCCCGATGGGAGAGCTCGGCGCGGAGGCGCAGCCGCCGGAAGAATTGCAGGATTCCGAACACGGCCTTGTCCTGAAGCACCCGATCAAAATCGGCGGAGAGGTTGTCAGAGCTTTGGAATTCGATCTGGACGGCCTGACGGCGGCGGACCTGCACTACGCCTCAAAATACCTTAAAAATCTGGGGATTCCTGTCAGTGTGCCGGCGCTGGATTACGAGTACCAGCTGACGCTGTTCGTCCGGGCCGTGAAGAAAAAGATGGGAAACGTGGAATATTCTGACTTAATGCGGCTTTCCGCTTCCGATGCGTCGAGGGCGACCGGGCTGGTGAGGGATTTTTTGCTCGACAAGGACCCCGGGCTCAGGGACCTGGGATCCGAAGAATCGTCGCGCAGCTGACGGTTGTCACCGCAAACAGCGTGAAGTCGCTGAACCGAATGCCGATCGGCGAATTGATGCAGTTGTTTGACGATGTGTGCGATTTGCTGGAACAGATGAAAGCTCTGGAGAAAGAAGGTGAGGAACCGTGAAGGGAAAAGAGCTGAAAGCGCTGATTACGCTTGCGGGAAAGGTCGACCCGTCGTTACAGGCCGCCATGCTGAAGGCCAGCAAGCAGAGCAGGAAAACATCCGGAGTTATCGGCAAGGCAATGAGCGCGATGAACAAGGGGATTCTTACCGGAGCGGGAAAAATCAGCCCGGCGTTTCAGGCTCAGCTGGGGAAGGTCGAATTAAAAGCGGCGAAGGTGTTCAGCACCGTACAAAAGGGAGCCGGCGCGGTCGGTAAAGGCTTTCAAGCGGCCGGGAAGGTTGCGAAAGGCCTTGCAATCGGCGTCGGCGCGGCAGGCGCGGTCTCTCTCGCGGCGATTGCGCCGCTTGCGAAAACCGGACTCGATTACGCGAGCAGCCTGACGGAGGTTCAGAACGTCGTGGACACGACCTTCGGACAGAGCGCGTCCGCGATCGACAGTTTTGCCGGAACGGCGCTGAAATCCTTCGGAATCTCAACACTGCAGGCAAAACAGTTCAGCTCCACCCTTGGAACGATGTACAAAAGCATGGGCGTCGGCGCCGATCAGACGCTGACGATGTCCAAAAACATGACGGCGCTCGCCGGGGATATGGCGTCGTTTTACAACCTTGACCCCAGCGAAGCGTTTGAAAAGATTCGGGCGGGGGTATCCGGAGAAACGGAGCCTCTGAAAGAGCTCGGAATCAACATGAGCGTCGCCAATTTACAAGCTTACGCAATGTCGAAAGGGATGAAGACCAATTACAGTGATATGTCGCAGGCGCAGCAGGCAACCCTGCGGTATAACTATCTGATGCAGGCGACCGCGGACGCGCAGGGCGATTTTTCAAAGACCAGCGGCAGCTACGCGAACCAGCAGCGGCTGTTTCAGGAAAACCTTCAGCAGGTGTCCGGAACGGTTATGTCAAAAGTGATTCCGGCGCTGAGCTCCGGAATGCAGCAGCTCAACGGATTCCTGGGGAGCCTGGACACGAACGCGCTGGGCGGCTTTGTCGGGCAGATTGCGAACATGGCGGTTGCGTTTCTGCCGATGGTAATGCAGATTCTTCCGTTGTTCGGAAGCCTGCTGGGGATGATCCTGCCGCCGCTGATCAGCATCGGCCAGCAAATCATGCCTGTAATCGTCAGTGTGGTGCAGACGCTGCTGACGGCCTTGCAGCCGCTGATTCCCCCGATCATGCAGTTTGTTCAGGCCCTGCTGCCGCCGATTCAGCAAATGCTGAGCGCGTTAAGCCCTGTGATTATTGCGATTGCGACGGTTTTGGGAGCAGTGCTGGGACCGGCGCTTAGCTTAGTAGCGGGTATTATCCAAAAGATTGCGGATATTATTTCCGCCGTCGCGAAACCGATCGGTGACTTCTTTGGGAAAATCGGGTCGTTTCTGGGAATCAGCGGGCAGGCACAGCAGCAGATCGCGAGCGTCGGGTCGGCGGCCTCGACAGCGACGGTGCCGGCTTACGCGAACGGAGGCCTGGCGAGCAGTCCGTCCATCTTTGGCGAGGCGGGCCTTGAAATGGCGATTCCGATCCGGCCGGGCAGCGGTCGCAGCCTCAACCTTTTGGCACAGACGGCGAGGCTGCTCGGGCTTGGGAAAGACGCCCCGGAAAACCCGGCGGCGGCTCAAAAGCAGCAGAAGCGCTTTTTCGGAAGCAGGACGACCGTGGTTCATTTTAAGTATGCGCCGGTCTTTCACGGGAGCAACCGTCCGGAGGAACAGATTCTTCGCAATGACGCGCAGAACGTCCGCCGGGTTCTGGACGATTACTTTGGGGAAAGGAGGCGGCTTGCATGGGAGGAGTAACGGACGGCTTCGATTATGTCACGCAGGAGGGCGACACGTTCGACATGCTGGCGCTTGACGCGTACAACGACGAGTTTCGCGCGGAGGAAATTATCCGCGCGAACCCGCGGTATGCCGGAGTTGTGATTTTTGACGCGGGGGTAGCGCTGAGGATTCCGTATCTGGAAACCGCCGCGCCGGAAACTCTGCCGCCTTGGAAGAGGTGAACACATGACGCAGATTTTTTATGAGGGAACGGAGATTTCGGCCGACGTGGAGCTCTCCGATCTGAAAGTAACGGACAGCTGCGGAGATCAGGCCGACGGAATTGATGCCGTTTTCGCCAACAGTGAAAACCAATGGAGCGGGTGGAAGCCCCGAAAAGGGGACACGCTGAACATTATCCATGACGGATACCGGTCCGGGAGTATGTGGATCGACCGGATTCGGCAGGAAACGGGAACGATTCAGATCGGCGCGGTCAGCATTCCCACGGGAGGAAAAACAAAGCAAACCAGGGCGTGGGAAAAGGTATCTTTGATCACAATCGCGGCGCAGCTTGCGAAGGAATATGGAATGACCGTGAAGTTTTTAAGCGTTCCGAATGAGGTTTATTCCCGGGTCGATCAGATGGGGCGCGGCGATTTCGGATTTTTGCGGGAGCGTGCGGCGCTGGAGGGCTGCAGCCTGAAAATTCAGGATAGCGAGCTGTATCTGTTTTCCGACGTGTGGCTGGAAGGTCAGCCCTCAGTGAAAACAATCGACGCGGCTGATTTTCTGGAGTCTCCGCGGTTCAGCGACTCCGCGGGGGAAACCTACGGCAGCTGTTCCGTTTCCTGGGGCAAGACCGGCGCGGTTTATACTGACTCCGGCGGAATCGGTCCGGAACTGAGCGTTACGGATTACCCTGTTTCAAGTGCCGGAGAAGCCTTGCGGTTCGCAAAAAATTTGCTGAGAAACGCAAATAAAAAGGGCGTGACCGGCGAGATTTCGATCCCGCTTGACACGACCGTTTCGGCGGGAAACGTGATCGAAATCTCCGGGACGGGACTGAACGACGGGAAATATCTGATTGATGCCGCGCAGCACAGTTTTGCGGAGGAAATCAGCCGGTTTTCCTTGCATCAGTGCTTTACGAGGTTTTAGAATGGAACTTTTAGCGAGCGTATCGAGTATAGACGGTGAAAAATACCGGGTCAGCACGGGAGGCGGCGTGTCCGCGCCGATTCCTCGGCTCAGCAGTGCGGTCCGGCTGGAGGTAGAAAACGGGGTTCTGGAAAAAACGTTGCCGCAGGTTGGGGACACCGTCCTTTGCTGGTTTCCGGGGAACGCGCTGACGGACGGAATGATCATCGGAATTGAGGAGGAATGACCTGTGATTCTTGGTTCTTTCGGCGGAAAATCTTTTGAGGTTTCTTCTTCGAAGTTGAATACCCCGAACGATCTGCAAATATCCGGCGACCTGAACACGTCGACGGAAGACGCAAGCGGGAAGAAACCGGCGACCACAATTAAAGGCCCCGGGCTGATAAAAATCAGCGCGGAGATCATCCTCCTTGCTTCCGCGGGAGTTGACGTCCGGGCGGAAATCGACGGATGGATGGCAATCAAGGACGCGGCGGTTTCCTATCCGTTTTTACTCTGCGGAAAAGCCGTCAGCCTGAATCAATTCCTGCTGACAAGCTGTTCCGCGTCGGATTACGCGGTTGTCCCGATCAACAACACGCCAACGATGGTAAAGGCAACGCTGAAGCTGGAATGGGAGGAATATCTTTCGCCCGGGGCGCAGAAAAGCGATGCGGCGTCGGCGGTAAAGACGAAGAGCTCGGCTCCGGGACTGACTGAGGCGAAAACGCCGGCTGCGTACAAGACCCCGGCCGCCGCGCAAAAGGCGGAGGTAAAAAGAAATAACGTACAAATGGCAAGGATGATGCAATCATGACGAGAGTCGGGTCAGGCGGCCCGCTGATTGACTGGACGCTGAAAGGGCAGGACCGGATTGCCCAGAATGTCCGGAATCTGATACATACCTATTGTTATGAGATTGCGTATCACCGGACCATGGGGCTCCCCGGCAGCCTGATTGACAGACCGTCGAACGTCCAGATGGAGGAGGCCCGCGTGAAAGTGCGGCAGATGATTGCAACCTATGAACCGCGCGCAAAGGTGAAAGACGTTTCCTGCCGGCTCGACGCAGCCGGCGCGGCGGTGGTGGAGGTGATTTTGGGTGATTGATTTTGTGGCGTTTGACGCGCAGAAGGAACTGCAATCGGCTGTGGAACGGTATGAGGCGGTCACGGGTGAAACGCTGTACCCTGGGGACGAGCACTATATGTTTTTGTCGCAACTCATGACGCCTCTGGCCGCGATCGCGGGTCAAATCAACGAAACCGCAAACCAGAACCTGTTAAAGTTCAGCGCCGGTACCGTTTTAGATGAATACGGGAAGGAAAACGACACGGAAAGGCTTGCCGCACACGCAGCAAGTGTAACGATGAAATTTTCTCTTTCTTCCGCTCTGGCGTTTGACGTGACGGTCCCCGCGGGGACAAGAGTTACGCCGGACGGGCTGCTGATCTTTACCCTTGATTCCGACGCCGTCATCCCTGCGGGGGAAACTTCGGCGCAGGGGACGGCGACGGCGGAAGAGGCCGGGACGAAGTACAACGGGTTTCTCCCCGGGCAGATTAACAGTCTGATTGACCCGGTGGAATATGTGGGCTCCGCCGAAAACGTGACGCCCAGCGCCGGGGGCTCGGAGAAAGAAGACGACGACAGTTACCGGGAACGGATCCGTCTCAGCCGGGAGGCAATCTCCACGGCGGGATCGAAAGACGCTTATGAATACTGGGCCAAAACTGCTTCCGCGGATCTTGTTGACGTCAAAGCGGTAAAAACATCGGCGGGAGTGGTGACCGTTTACCTGCTGATGCGGGATGCCGCGGAGCCTTCTCAAAAAATCAAGGATGCGGTATTCGAAGCGTGTTCCTCTCAAAAACGCCGTCCGCTGACCGATCAGGTGCTGGTCGCGGGCGCGGAGGCGGTCTCTTACCAGATCGCCCTGACCTATTATATCAGCAAATCCCGCTCTACGGAGGAATCCGGGATCAAGACCGGCGTTGACCATGCCGTTGCAAGTTTTATTTTCGCGCAGAAACAACAGCTCGGCGGCAATCTGAACCCCGACGACCTGCGGAATGCGCTGTATGCGGCCGGCGCGTACCGGGTTGACCTGACAGCGCCGGCGTTTACGGCATTAAGCGATTCGCAGGTAGCGGTTGCCGAGGAATCTCCGTCCGTGACCTATGGAGGGCTGCTGTAATGATGGATTTGAGCAATCTGGACCTCTTGACGCTGCAAAGCCAATATATGCGGCAGGACGGGACGACAAAAGCCCTTTGCGCCGCGCTGACGCCGGTTCTGCGATCTTTAGCGGGGACAATTGAATCCGTGCTGCTGTATTCCAGAATCGACGAGCTTTCCGGCCCGATCCTCGACGTCATCGCCTGGGGGTATCATGTGGACGCCTACGACGCGCTTGCAAGCGATGAGGAAAAACGCCGGATGATCCGGAATTCCAGTATGATTCACAAATTCAAGGGAACGGCTTACGCGGTGCAGAAAATTGTGGAGGGTGTCTTCGGGGAGGCCGGAATTGTTCGGGAGTGGTTTGAATACGACGGAGAACCGTATCATTTTAAAGTTGAAATCTATTGCAACACGCGCGGAGTTGGCGGAGCGGACCAGCTTCGGGCAGCTGAGCTGATCAACGCCGGGAAAAACCTTCGTTCCGAGCTGGACGGGCTGAGCCTGATTTTGTCGCAGGGGATGACGGAATGTATTGCGGCGGCCGCGAGCTTCGGAGCATTGGTTGAAGTATATCCGATAGGAACGCCGGACACGGTTGACCTGCGAATTTCGTCCACAGCAGCGCAGTCCGCAACCGTCGAAGTTTACAATCTGGAGGAGGGATAAAATGCAATATTACACGATGACAACCGACGCGGGGGATTCCGCGGTTGCAAAGGCGATTCAAAGCGGGTCGATGGTCACGTTTACGAAAATGTCCGTCGGCGACGGAAACGGCACGTATTATGAGCCCGCAAAAACCCAGACCACTTTACGGAACGAAGTCTGGAGCGGGACTCCGACGGTTTTGATGGACAAAAATAATCCAAAACGCGTGACCGCGACGATCTCGATTCCCGCCGACGCCGGGCCTTTCGTGGTTCGGGAGGCGGGGCTGTTTAGTGCGGATGGGGTGCTGCTAGTCGTCGCTAAAGTTCCCCTGATGGAAAAAGTTTCCCCTGAGTCGGGTGCCAGCGACGACCTGACCATGAGAATCTATGTAGAGGTTTCCGACGCGAGCGTCGTTACCGTGGTTGTTGACCCGTCGCAGATCGACGCGACAAAGAAAGATGTGGACGACGCGAAAGCGGAGGTTCAAACGGAGGTTGACGAACACAAGGCCGACACCGTCGCCCACATGACGCAGGAGCAGAAGGACCAGCTTGCGGCGGCAGTACCGAACAGCCGGAAAATCAACGGTCACGCGCTGACGGGGGACGTGACTGTGACGAAATCAGACCTCGGCCTTGGCAACGTGGACAATACGGCAGACGCGAATAAATTCGTCAACTATGCTAACAGCGCCGGGAGCGCCCCGGCAAACGGCGGAACATCATCCGACACGCAGACCGTTTCCTCCGCGTTGACGATGGTATCAGGTGGTACAGAACCATCCGGTACGTTGTCACCCGGCAAACTGTGGGCGGGGTATTGATATGCCGTATTTATTTAGTCCGGACGGCGGAGTGAACCGTAAAATCAAAAAGCTTTATGCGCCTGACGGCGGGATAAGCCGGAAAGTGAAATCACTGTGGGCACCAGATCAGGGGATAAATCGAAAAATTTTCCAAGGCTTTCATGCAACTGGAACCATTACGTCGACACATGCGTCCCCTGCGCATTCATCAGGTTCATGGGGCACAGACGGCTCATTATCGATGGAAATCCATAACTGGGGTGATTATCAATCCAGCGCAAGTGTGACGGCGGATCTAATTTTTGATGATCCGATTCCTCTTGGTGGTGATAATGATACCATACTTACCATTATAAATGTAGATTGGAGTATGAATGGATTTGTTACAGGTTCTATTCGTTATGTTCAAGGTTATGATGATATTGGCCATGGAATATTTTATGTTTCGGAAGATGTGGGATCATATCTTGACACAGGTAGTACACAGTCTTTTAGTAATTATCAACAACGAACAAATATGAAAAAACTGCGTTTTTATTTGTATGGCAGGATGGACGAGGACGCAGACCTGTCTTGTAGTATCCCAGCGGGGGGAATCATTGTTGGAGATATCGATCAATATACAGTAGATAATGTTGCAATTTAAAGGAGGTTTATATATGCAAATAAAATTTAAGGACGGCACGGTTTTTACGCCGTTAACCGCCAACGAAAAATCCGTTTACGCGCAGGGGACACAGCGAAAAGCCATTGAAATTCAGGTAGACAAAGCACAATTCGACGTGCTGAACGCCGCAACCTCAGACAGCAGCAAAACCGCTGAGATCACGATTTCGGACGAATCCGGAAGTTATGTCCACAACAACTACTGTATCCGCGCTGAAATGGCACTGAAGCCGGTTATGGTGACACCGTCAACGGACACGGCGGCGGAAGCGGACGAGGAACGCGCCTGCGTTACATTGGCACAGTTAACCTATTTGGAAGTGCAGCAGGCGGCACAGCAGGCACAGATTGACGCGATGACGTTATCTACACTGGGGGTGGCATAATGTACGCGACACTGAAACGGCTTTACGACTCCGGTCGGTTGCCGAAAGAGAATTTGAAAAAAGCGATCCCGCTCGGCTGGATCACCGCCGACGACTACAAAACGATTACCGGCGAAGAGTACGAGGCGTGATTGCTCCGAACAGGACAAACTTGCAACAGAATGACCGGTATGTGAGGAGGTACATAGGATGCAGTTAAAAGGAATCGATATCTCCCATTGGCAGGGAAACCCGGATTTTCAGCGTGTGAAAGCGGCCGGAATCCGCTATGTTATCATCAAGGCGACGGAGGGCGTCGATTATGTCGACCCGTGTTTCCACGCGAACAGTAAGGCGGCGCTGGCGGCGGGGCTTCCGATCGGAGCGTATCACTTTCTGCGCGCCGGCGATGTAAATGCTCAGGCAAGGGATTTTCTGGCGGCGATCAAGCCGTATCACCTGACATGGCCGGCGGCGGTCGATGTGGAATCGGACGAGCTGGTCTCCATGGGCAAAGACCACCTGACCGATATGGTCCTCGATTTCTGCGCTCAGGTGAAAGCCGCAGGGTACCAGCCAATGGTTTACAGTAACCGCAACTGGTACTATTTCGCGAAATACCTCGATGCGGACCGGATCCGCGCGGCGGGGATCCCGATCTGGCTGGCATGGTACAGTAAAGCGACGCCGGAAAACACCGACCGATCTTTGCTCGGCGACGTCTGGCAGTACGCGAGCGATGGAACTGTCGACGGAATCACCGGCAAAGTGGACATGAATGTCTCCTATCAGGATTTCGGCGCGCCAAAAACTACGGTTCAGATCGACACGACGATGGACCTTTCGCGCGAACACGGGCAGTATTACACGGTGAAAACCATCTGCTCGCAGCAGGTGACAGTTACGGCGGGTACCGGTGGAGTTGTAACCGTTGTCCCGTTCCCGAAAACCGGAGACGTGCAGCTGTTTGCGCTGGTCTCCGTCGGGCAGCCGGGAACGGAAACGGGAATCTACACGGCCGCGCCGGGGGAACGGCCGGTGAAAAGGTTTGTGTTTCGCGTGAAGTAAAAGGAGGAGTGGACGGTGACGATTCAAAACTGGATTTCCCTAATCAGCGGATCCGTTGCCCTCCTCGCACTGATGGTCACCCTGATTCGGGGAATGCAGTCCGAAGCAAGGGAGGACGGTAAAACCGCCGAAGTCCTGCGCCAGGTCAATGACAAGCTGGAGAGCATCGAGCGGCAGGAGACGTCCAACAGCGCGCGGATCGAAAGCCTTATTGAGCGAGTCGTCGCCGTGGAACAGTCCGCGAAACAGGCACATAAAAGAATCGACGAGCTGCGGGAAGAACTGCAGCACAAATAAAAAGCCGGGCAGCGCCCGGCGGAAAGAAGGATACTTATGGATTGGAAAAAGAAACTGACTTCAAGGAAATTCTGGGTCGCGCTGGCCGGACTGGTCGTGGGGGTGATTGCCCTGCTGGGCATCAAGACCGATACGTCGCAGATCACCGGCGTCATTATGGCGCTCGGCTCCGTTGTGGCTTATATTGTCGGTGAGGGGCTTGTTGACGCCGCGGCGACAGGAACAAAAAGTTAAAAACAAGATCGCTTTTAAGAGCTAATGGAAGATTTCCAGAAGCTCTTTTTTTATACTAGAAAAGTAATCAAAAATATTGATATTGTCGAAATATGATGATATTATAATAACGAATAATATTTGTATATGAGTGGAGTGAAAGTTATGAAATTGGGGAGCAAAGCACGGATTGAGTGCATTAAACGTATTGATTTTGGAGAAATAGACGGAGATGGAGATCCGCATCTTGAAAAATATTTCTTGGATGACAATTATTGGGACAAGATAATTAACAATAAAGCATTTTTTGTTATAGGCAAAAAGGGTACAGGTAAATCTTCGATATATAGAATGATAGAAAAACAGGCTATAGAACAAGGACACATTATCAAAAATGCTGATTTTGGTGAATTCCCATTCCATAGATTATTAGAACTGGATGATGAAAGCTTCTCGACCCCAAACCAATATCAAAGTATCTGGAAAAATCTTATACTGAATATGATGGCTCAAAAAATAGCTGAGCTTGACATTGTTGGAAATTGCTATTTTGATGAAATTAAAGAATATGTCAATACTTGTATCGGAAGAAATATTGTTGATTTACATAAAGAAATAATAAGACATACTGTTAAACAAAATGGCCTAATTAATTTCCACGGTTTTTCGTTTGGTGGAGAAAATGAAAGATCGATTACTTTAGGCAATGGTTCTAATAATATTACTCAAATTAACTCTACTCTATTTGATCTAATTATTAATTTCTTAATGACAGGATCTTACGATAAAAAATTAATTATTCAATTTGATAGGTTGGATGATAATTATAACCAATATCAAAAATTAGAGCAGTATTATAATTCTATAATAAGTTTATTCAAGGTAGTGTATCGAATCAATCAAGAATTTAGGGCTCGTGACATTGAAAATGCCAAAATCGTTATATATTTGAGATCTGATATATATAGGGAGTTATCGAAAAGGGATGCTGAAAGCGCTAGGTGGGACGACTTTAAAGTTTTTATTAATTGGGCAATCATTAATAGAAGCGACTGGGAAAATCCCAAATTGCTTCAAATGATTAATAAAAGAATACATGCGTCGCTTGATTCGTTTGGGATTCATCAATCTTTTAATGAGATTTTTGACCTCAATGGTATTCATTTAACTGATGATCGAACTAATGAAGAAGTCTATGATTTGTTTAAATATATTATTAACCGCACACTGCATAGACCTAGGGATTTAGTGAAATTTTGTAAATGCATCCAACTTGAAGTGAAAAATACGGATCTGTTTACCTTTAATACAATAAAAAACGCAGAAAAGACTTATTCAGATTGGTTTCTTAACCAAGAAATTGCTAATGAAATAAACCCTGTTTTAAAAAATACAGAATCATTGCATGAAATGATGAAACTTGTAGGAAGTAAACCTTTTTCTCTTACTGACTTTCATACTAGATATAAAGCAGTTGCACAAATCTTGTTACCCGCCGAAGACTTAGCGTTTTATTTGTATAGTGTGGGAATTATTGAAAATATTGAAGATTTTAATGGGCAAACAAGATTTAGATCTTCTTATCGAAATCAAGGAAAATTAGATAGAAACATGAAAATGATTATTCATCCTGCTGTTTGGAAAGGGCTTAACGTATAA